GAACACAGCCTTGCCAAGGCTGATACGGGGGTTCAATTCCCCTCATCTGCTCCATCGAAATTTAAGCCTTTATTTAAAGGCTTTTTTATTTGTCTTGGGGTATATTGGGGTATAATTTGATATTAAAATATTGAATTATACCCCTTTTTTGCATATTATGGACATATAAGAGGGCACAAAAAATGGCAGTGGAATTAGATAAGAAGACAGGAAAATATATGTTTGCTGGAAAAATATACAAAGATGGTAAATGTATAAAGAGATATCGTAAGCGTGGTTTTGATTCTAAATGGGAAGCACAAAAAGCTGAGGTTGAATTCAGAAAAGATTTCTTTATGCTTCCATCAGATATGAATTTTGATAGACTGTATAAAGCTTTTAAAGAATATAATAAAAAGTACGTAAAAGAATCAACATTAAAATCAGATGAATATTTGTACAATGTTCTTTCTAAGGAAATGAAAGATATTGATTTTCTGGATAAAAGGCAAATGCAAAACTTGATCAACAAATTTGATGAGAAATATTCAAAGGCATATGTATCAAGAATATATTTCTTTTTAAATAAGCTATATAAATTTGGTGTTACTTCTGAATACATCCAATCCAATCCAATGACCTATGTAAAACGAGATCTTAGATTGAACGAAAGAAAAGAAGAAATGACAATATGGCAGCAATATGATTTTGATTTGTTTATTGAAGAAGTAGATGAACAAATGATGAAATGTTTTTATTCTGTTTTATTCTATATGGGGTTACGAAAAGGTGAAGCAATGGCCTTACAATGGAAGGACATTGATTTTAGAAAACAAACGATAGACATCAACAAAACATATAGATACAAAGAGAAAGACCCTAACAAATGGCTTACACCGCCAAAAACAAACAATAGCTATAGAACTATCACAATGCCTAATACATTGTCTAAAATGCTTCGAGAATGGTTTTTAGAATGTTCTAAATGGGATGATTTCACAAAAGATAAATTTGTGTTTGGATATTATAAACCAATATCACCTCAGACGGTACAAAGAAGATTTGATGATGCATATAATAAGGCAAAAGAAAAAGATGATGGATTGCCTAAAATAAGAATTCATGATTTTAGACATTCACATGCATCATTTCTAATTAATAACATGGCAGGAGCTGGATTCTCAGATTTTGACATAGCCAAACGCTTAGGAGATACAGTTGAAACATTGCACAATACATATGCACACTGGTTTGATACAAAAGACAAGAGCATTGTTGATATGATGAATAAGTTGTTGTAAATGAGACATAAATAATGTCGATATGAAAATTAATATAGAGGTGCACGAGGAAATGAAAGAAGAAGAAATCAGAAAATTATTAGATGGATTTAAGGGATTACGAGAAAAACAAATTGAAATTCCAAATCCAGCTGAAGGAAATGAATATGAAGCTTATCTTATAGAAGAATTTAAACATAAATTCAAAATTATTTTGCGTAGAGGTAACAGACAACCTGATAAACTAACATATCTTGCCTTAGATAAAGAAGCAAAATTACCTTTGATGCGATTGGATGTAGTTCCTGATAACCACGCTCATAAAAATCCGGATGGTGAAATTATTTATGGAACTCATCTACATATATTTACCGAACAATACCAAGATAAATATGCAACAAAGTTTGATATCAATGATCCTAACTTGGTAAACTATTGTGTAGAATTTTTAAGAAAATTTAAAGTAATTGAATTAAACAAAAATAGCGTGGTGGAAATGCCTAGATTTTGTTAAAATGTTTTTGTAGGGAGGAATGTTGTTATGGAAAATTTAAAAGACTTTGCAAAGAATTATTTGAATTTTTTAAAATCTAATTTATCTGTAAAAAAAATAGAAACTGCACATGAAATAGTCCTTCCTTTTGAAGATCACATAGGAGATTCAATAGTTTGCTATGTGGATGATAAAAAAGAAAACGGTATGTTTTTGGTTTCCGATGATGGATATATTATAAATAATCTTATTGATACAGGTATTAATATTGATAAGAAATCCAGCAGAAGAAAAACCATTGAACAAATTTGCATGTTGTCAGGGGTTTCCTTAAGTGATGATAATGAAATGACTGTTTTATCATCTGAGAAGGATTTACCGTCTAAAGTGCATCAATTAGCAATGACAATGCTTCAAATTGACGATATGTATTTAACCAATACAGTTCGTACTACATCATATTTCTTGGAAGATGTAACAAACTTTTTTATTAAAAATGATATTTATTTTTCGGATAACGTTTCATTTGTTGGAAGGTCAGGACTAACTCAAAAATTTGATCTATGCTTTCAAAGAAATAAAAATCACAACGAGCGCTTATGCAAGGCAATCAACAATCCTACTAGAGATAGTTTGACTACTACAGTATTTGCGTGGTTGGATATAGAAAAGACTAGAAACGATGCTAAATGCATTGTGATTCTAAATGATGCTCAAACAATAAAAAGCGATATCGTGCAAGGTTTTAAACAATATGGAATAATGACAGTTCCATTCAGTGATCTTGAAAAAGAGAAAGGCTTATTTAGCTAATACAAAAAGAAAAACAGATAGTGTATGCTGCTCAACACCACTATCTGTTTTTCATTCTCTGCTAATCTTTTCTTGAGGAAATAGAAAAAAGCCTAAAATATTTATCATGTACACATGAATAATAACATCACATTTTAAAAAGAGTAATTAAAAATGCAAAATATTAATAAATATTTACAAAACAAAATTAGTTAATAATATAACCAAAAGTTCATTAAAAATTCTACCCCCCCCCGAAAAAAATTCAATACTGACAATGTGATATATAACCATTTGCACTTTTTAGTATTATATTTGTACAATTTAATGCAAAACAGGCATTGACATATAAAATTTAAGACTTATTATATATTATAATAAGGAAAACGTTTTTCTTTTTATTCATAGAAAATGAATGGAAAGGGATGATCTTATGGAAAGGGATTTATGGATAACAAAATTAATTATCCTCGTAGAAAAGCTTAACACGGATGATCTGCAAATTTTGTATAATCATGCACAAAGACTGCTGTTAGCTTCTAAAAATGAATAACACTAATACCTATAGGTATTTACGCGCAAATTTAAAAACGTCAAATATAATTGACGTTTTTTTGTTGACAATATAAATATACAATGTATATACTTATTTTAGAGGAGATGGGAGGTATATTATGTCAAACAGCAGTTTAAAAATTACAAAATGGGGTAACAGTCAAGGGATAAGATTGCCTATGGCAGTTATGGAACTTCTGTCACTCAAAACGGGCGATGAATTACAAATGACAGTAGAAAGCAATTCAATTACACTTACACCAAACAAGAAAAGACGTATGTCTATTGCCGAACGTTTTGCCAATTATGAAGGCCCAACACAGCAAGAAGAAATATGGTCTGATGAAGTAGTCGGTAAGGAGGTTTTTTAATGCACTACAAACAAGGCGATATAGTGTTCACAAATTTAGACCCCGTTAGAGGTCATGAACAAGCAGGTGACAGACCGTGCTTGATCATATCGAATGATGATTATAATAGAATTATGGGATTGTATATTATTTGCCCTATTACAAATAATACGAAAGATTTCCCTATGCATATTCCTTTAGACCCCAAAATGAAAACTACAGGATGTGTTTTATGTGAACATGTAAAAACCCTTGACTTAAAAGCACGAAAAGTAACAAAAAAAGAAGAATGCCCTCGACACATTCTTCAAGAAGTACTAGATGCAGTACAATCAATCTTTGATTAACTACATTCTAGTACATAAGCTAGATTTAGTCTAGCTTTTTTTATTAGTAAACATATAGTAAATATATAGTAAATAAATAAAAATGAATAACACTAATACCTATAGGCATTTATGCGCAAATTTAAAAGAAGAATACTAAATTGAAGAAAGATTTGAATACTATGAAGGCTAAACTAAGCAAGAAGAAATTTGGCCTGATGAAGTAGTTGGCAAAGAAGAAATATAAGCTAGGGAATTTACCCTAGCTTTTATTTAAATTTAACAGCTGTTCCATACATTTGCATATAAAAATGTTGAAATCCATTAGTATCTAAATTTAGTTCTTCTTTCATGCCAATGACAGCATCTGCACCCATATAATATGCACGCTTTTTTAATTCTTCTACCGAAATAAAAAAAGCTTCATCAAATTGAGTGTGACCATTTCCTAATAAATCTTTTGTAGATGCAGATATATCACCAGTATTAATTAATTCAAAAAAACTTGATATTGTACCTAAAGCTTCAGATATTGATGCTTTTTGATTCACTAATTGATTTTGATCTTTTAAAGAATTTATTACACTACGATATTCTTTTTGCTTTTGAAAAATCATTTTTCCTGATCCTGCATCATTTATTTGGTAAAATACAGGCCCAATAATAACATAATCACGTTTTATGTCTGTTGTAGTGACGGAAATCTTCTGAATTTGAATTAAGTCATATCTATGCTTTAAAACACTTAATGGTTCTCCACTATATTCAGGCATTCCATAAGATGATATTTCTGACTTGATTTTTGCTTTCTCATCATCAGACAACTCTTTCCATTTTTCTACATCAATCGGTGTTTGAACCATTTTCCCATTGCAGTTAGAACAATTGTCTTTATTTCCTTTTAATCTAGAAACTGTTTTTCCACAATTAGGGCAATAATAAACTACTTTTTCCATTACTATTCCTCCATAAATAGGCTATGTACATATTTAATTTCAAAGAGTAACAAGTTATTTCTTGTTACTCTTTTCTTTTTCTCTTTTAGCTAATTCTCTATTTACAATTGACCACAAATAATCTGCAACTTGTTGCTTTATATCCGGCGGTGCTTCAAGGTATCCTCGCACAAGCCATTTATCTTCTGGCTTTAATCCATAATCTTCGATTAGCTGATCTATTTTTGAATCAGGTATAGAAATGAACATATCGTCTCCAATACCTTCAGTTAACCATACATAGTCAACGTTGAATTCTCGACATATAGAATTGATGGTTTGGCTTGATGGATTGGTAGTTCCTTTTTCAATGTTATTGATTGAACCTTTTGAGATACCTATTTGTTTACCGAATTTTTCCATACTCAAATTAAAATGTTTACGTATTTTATATATTCTCGACCCTATATGTTCTTCCACGATTTTCACCTCTTAATTGCTTACACTGTGATTATACATTAAAAAGTATGCCGAGTATACAAAAAAACAAATTATTTGAATAATTTAAAGTTGACATAGTATGCAACGCATACTTATAATGTATGTGTAACATACAAAAAGTATTTAAAAGGAGGGATGTAATGACTGATGAGGAAAATGTCACTAAAGAAGCTTTGGATACGCTCGAAAAGATGGGATATGACATCAACGAGTATGATCGAGGTTTTATCGCATGTATTTTGACTCAGAGCAAAAGAAAAGGCTCAGAAGGAAAGGAGAACGAAGAAAAATGAAAGCATATGTGACTGTGAAAGATGTGATGCTTGTTTTACCTGTAAAAGATACACAGGCTAGAAAGATTTTACATAATCTACGCAAACAAAAAAATAAAAAGGGTGAAATGTTTGAAGGATCATATCGAGACACTATGCTTGGAAAGATTCTTGCAGTTCCCACTCCGATCTTTGTTGAGTATTTTCCTGAGACTAAAAGTGCGCTTAATGACATTTGGAAGGAACAAATAAAAAGCACTCTTGGCCAAGAGTGCTAGGGTAGTGAGCCCTTGTAAATTAATCACATGATTATTATATCACAGTTTCTAAAAGGAGAAATAAAAAAAATGAATATTGTTAAAGCCACTAAGCTGGCAAAGAAAAGAAAAATGGGAATGGTACGTAAGAAATCATTCCTCACAACTGTAAATGGCTATTTAGTGCCGTTTGATAATGCTATTTATGGCTATGGCGCTTATATTCCTTTTAAAGGATATATTGTTCGTATGGCAGGTATTACAACAAATGATATTTTGGCTAAGGATTGGATTTTGGTGAAAAGAATAGACCATCAAGATAGAGCATATTCGATTCATGAAAGGGTAAGACAAAAAGAAAAGCACTCTAAAGAGTGCTAATGCCTATGGTTATTTCAACACTGTAAAAGTGTAATAATCAGTAGCATCAAAAGGAGATATAAAATGACAAAAGAAAAAGAGAAGGAAACTTGGGAGATTCCAAATTTTGACAAGTATGACATCTATAAGTTAGATGACAAGCTTGTCATTAATGAGAAACCTAAGCCAAAGAATTATGTAGTTGCATGTACATTCATTAATATCGCTTTACTTGCGTTGAATGTATGTGTGTTCTTGTCTACTAAGATTTTGGTTACAACAATCATCCAGGTAGTTAAGTAATATGACTAAGGATGAGTTACAAACAAAAATTGACGGGTTCATTGAAGAAGAAACAGCGGATGAAAAAAGTAAGAATACCATTCGCAAATACAAACATGTAACTACATTGTTTGTTAACTCATTGCCTGATGGTGAAATACAAAAGTCCGATATAGTTTGTGTTAAAGATAAATTGCTGCATGATTATAAAATCAGTACAGTAAACAACTATATTGTGATCATTAATAAATTTATCAAATATGCAGAAATCATAGATTCAGATGATGATTTTAATTTTCTTAAGCTAAAGAAATATTATTCAAAGAATTTATTGAAGAACGTAAGAGTCCAGAAAGACGATTCTTTGGATGATATTCTAGAGCCTAATGAATTTCAAAGGTTATTGAAAAAAGCCCGTGAAATCAATCGTATGGACTTATACGAGATCATGAAGGTGTTTGGGTATACGGGTATTCGTTTGAGCGAATTACAGTTCTTCACTGTAGAAGCAGTAACGGATGACAATGTGTATGTTATGAACAAAGGAAAAGGTCGAGGAATCATTCTACGTTCAGACTTGCGCAGAGAGCTTCTAAAATACTGCAAGGACAACAAAATTGAAGAAGGGTGTATATTTACATCTTCTGATAAGAAAAGTCCTGTAAACGCTCGTGTGTTGTCTAGAGACTTAAAGATGATTGCTGGTAAATGCAGAGGGATTAAGCTTGGTAAAGTACATCCTCATGCATTCAGACATTTGTTTGCGATTCAGTATTTGATGCAGAATGGTGAAAATGCGATTGCAGAACTTGCGGATATTCTTGGACATTCTAGTTTAGAAACCACAAGAATTTATGTTCGTACAACAAGGAAAATGAAAAAGCAAAATCTTGAATCATTGAGTTATGCGAAAAGAAAGTAGGGAATGGAATGAATGTTAAATTTGCAGTGGATGTTGGATGGATGGTAACAATCACGATTGCTTTTATTTTAGAATTTATTGAAACTAAATTCTATGACTATAAAGACGATATTAAAAGACATGCAATTCAGTATTTTAAATTTTGGTTCTATGGACATGCATGTGCATTTGGACTATGTCATGCGTTTCTTTCAATTTGATCTAGAAAGATACTGAAAGAGTCAGATATATCAGCCAACATGTTAGTGAATTCCAATTCAGATTTAATATTAGATTTTTTTTGATCTAACAAATACGTATTAACTTCATCCATTTTATCATGTAGTTCTTTGTCAGGGATTAACATTCGAGATTTTAAATAGGCAGCACGATATTCTTTTAATAAAGTGTTCCCATCTGATCTATTGTATCTAGCGGCTTTGTCTAAATAATCAGAGAAAACACTTAATAATTGATTGTAATGCTCTTGAGTAATTGGTGCACGAGCTTGGATTATAGAAACAAGTTCCTTATTAGCAGCTATAATCTTCTCTACTTTAATCGACTTATGAAGGCCTACACAAGATGGAATTATCGCGACTATATAAGGCCACGATTTAAAAGCAAAATTTAAAAAATCATTATCAAATTTCATATAAATATACCTCTTTTCGAGGTAATTATACAAGACGGGAGAAATAAATGAAAGAAGCTACTAATGTTAATACAGGTGATGTTATCCAGGTTCAAAATGCATCATATGATGTTCTACAGGTAGTTCCTGATGCAGTTTATATGTTTTCAGAATATGGAATAACAGCTGTACTTGTACAAAGAAAAAACATTTCTTGCATGGGTGCAGCATATCGTTTTTATCAGGTGGATGGAAGGCTTTATGAGCTTGTAATTCTACCTAAAAGTAATACAAGGAATAGAAAGAGAATAAAGGAAATATCTTTATTTTGAGGATAGTATGAAACATAGTTTTGATGCGGAAATTGCGAATGAATATGGAGTTGAAATAGCTATCATGTTCGATATGTTTTGTTTTTGGATCAGCAAGAACGAAGCAAATAATTACAACTTCCAGGACGGGAAATATTGGACGTTCAATACATATGAAGGATTGCATAAAATGTTCCCTTATTGGAATGTTCAAAAGATAAAAAGAATCTTAAATAAAATGGTTGAACTGGACTTGTTAGTCAAGGGAAATTATAACGAAAATCCATGGAATCATACAACTTGGTATGCGTTTGGAGAAGTAGGACAAAAGTTAAAAAATGCTTTATCTATCGACTGGTCAAAAGTGACTAATCGAACGGTCGAAAATGGCAATTGTAGAATAGTCAAAAATGACCAATGTACAATGGTCAAAAATGACCAATCTAAGACAGTTATATTAACAGTTAGTAACACAGTTAATAAAAGAAATATAAAAGAAAGTTCCGACGACACTGATTTATCAGCATCAGAAACAATCCCTTATGTTGAAATTATTGACTACTTGAATTCTAAATGTTCAAAGCGTTACAAACATACTAATCGCATTGCTAGAGAAAAGATTCGGGCTAGATGGAATGAGGGATTCAGATTAGAAGACTTTAAGCTTGTGATTGATGTTAAAGCTTATGATTGGTTAAACGATACAAAAATGAACAAGTATCTAAGGCCAGATACATTGTTTGGTTCTAAGTTTGAAATTTATCTGAACAGTGTAGCACCTAAACAAAAAACAAATAATTTTGTGATCACGAAAGGAGTGAAGATGTAATGCAGTCAGTTAGTGAAATAATCCAAAAACAAAATGATGCGAATAATGAGAAATATCTTAAAAGCAAACATTGCCAAAGCAATTGTGATAAATGCATGGCAGCCGGTGCATGTGGTATTTGGGAAAAGCCAGCTTATTATGACGGGAAATACTTGGTAGCTGCAACAAAGGTATTTTGTTCAAAAAGAAATGACTGTGAGAAACTATCAAGCTATCGCAGTGAATGGATTGAGAAAAACAAAAAGAACAGTGGGCTAGGTGATTTGTTGAATAAACGAATCAATAGCTTCAATGCATCAGATCCTTGGCAGGAAGCAATCAAAAAAATGGCAGTGAATTACATCCAGGATTGTAAAAACAATTTTACAGAACATATGCCTTGTAATTGGTTGATGTTTCTTGGTCAGAGTGGATGTGGGAAAACACATCTATGTTCTGGAATCAGTAATTGGTTGTTAGAACAAAATAAACGCGTTCTGTACGTCAGATACATTGAGTTGAGCAATTCTATTAGCAACTTTGATTATTCACTTCTAGAACGTGCTAAACACGCTCAAATCTTGTATCTAGATGATTTATTCAAATCTAGTGCCAATAAGTTGGATGATAAAGCAATTTTTGATTTGATTGATTATCGCTATAACAATAACATGCAGACAATCATATCCTGCGAAAGAACAAGCCAGGAAATGATTGATATAAATGAAGCGGTAGTTGGACGAATTGTTGAAAAGTGCAATGGTTTCTTCTTTGAAATTGAGAAAGAGCCTGGAAAAAATTATAGGTTGAACTGATGGCACGAAAAATATATGGAATATACAAGGATGATCTTCCTGTTTGTATTGGAACAGATTATGAATGTGCATTGTTTTTAGAAACCACAATCAATACATTTAGATCCATGTGTTCCAAACAGAAAAAAGGAAAAATAAAGCGTTCAAGGAATGGATTTATAATCGTAAAAATATGTGAAGAATTGGAATTGGAGGAAATAGAATGATTGAACCAAAAGTTATTGAAAAATTCATGGAAGAAAATGGCTTAGAACCATATGATGCATTTGATGTAGATGGTGAGCTAAAAAAATACAATCCATGTTATTTTACTGAAAAATTAGAATTACGATCAATGTATCTTGATTTTGAAGGTGTTGATCTTCCACTTTGTACAATTTGGTTACATAGACTATTAACCGGGAAAGATCATGTAAAGCAAAAAAGAACAAAAGATAACAATTCTGAAGTTGTTGCTGAAGAAAAGAGAAATGTTGTTTGTAAGGTATCTGTTAAAGGATATGTTATGTCGGATGAAGAATTAGATTATTTAAGAAAAGCGTGTCATTTAGCTAGCAATTTTGCGCTTGAAAATGACGAAAAAAACATTTATAGAAAATTAAATGAATATTTAATAACAGGTGAAAGATCCTAATGGATCACATGATGTTAGAACCGTATACAAACTTATTAGGTGTTAGATACGTGGAGACATAACGATGAAAGAAAATTGTTTAAAAAGTAGAAAGGAAAATTAATCTTATCCTAGTGAAACTAGGTTGAGTGTTGTGTGATGTGAACACTCATAAAATTCAAACACATGGATTAACAATCAAGTAGAAAATTAACCGAGTCTAGAAATTAGATTATCGGTTGATTAATTGACAGAAAATGATTTTATTCTATTCGACAGAATAGAAGTAATAAGAAAGACGATTGAGAAGTATGGGGAAGAAAACTTTTACATATCTTTCTCAGGAGGAAAAGACAGTACAGTTTTACATCATTTAATTGATGAAGCAATTCCTGGAAATAAAATACCAAGGGTATTTATCAATACAGGTATTGAATATGAATTTATACGTAAATACGTTATTGATCTAAAACAAAAGGATGATAGATTCGTGATTTTCAATTCGAATGTGAATATCACTAAAATGCTGCATGACAAAGGCTATCCGATTAAATCTAAAGAGCATAGCTGCAAGCTATCAATGTTCCAAAAGAAAGGAACGGAAACAAAGTCAGTAAGTAAATATATCAACGAAAAGAGTTTCGGTTGTCCTGATATTCTTAAATATCAGTTTACAGATGAATTTGATTTAAAAATCAGTGATAGATGTTGTTACGAATTAAAGAAACATCCAATACAACGATATGAAAAGGAATCAGGAAGAAACATTTCTATTCTTGGTTTAAGAATGGGTGAGGGTGGTCAAAGAGCAAATCATGAAGGATGCATTGTGTTTGATAAGAATCATTCATTGAGTAAATTCAAGCCTTTAAACCCATGCTCAAATGAGTTTATAGAATGGTACATAGAATCAAGAAACATTGAATTATGCAGATTGTATTATCATCCATTTAATTTTAAAAGGACGGGCTGTAAAGGATGCCCCTACGCAATTGATTTACAGGATCAATTAGAAATTATGGAGAAATACTTTCCAAATGAGCGAAAGCAATGTGAATTGATTTGGAAACCAATTTACCAAGAATATAGGCGTATAGGTTATAGATTGAAACGTATCGAAGAGAAAAGATTATTTTAAAAATGTGAGGGAAATATGAAACTAGAATGGAAAAAATATAGCTTTGGCTGGCAAAAAGAAACACGACTCGTATTGATTGATGATGACAATGAAAGAAGAACGATTGCAATAATTGTAGAGTCCCAGAAGGACGAGAGTGAGACAAAATCATTTCATTTTTATTGCACATTGCATTTTGGAGATATTGAAGGTCTTTTTTGTTCGTATAAAAGTTTCGAAGAAGCAAGAAGAGCAACATTACAATTTTTAAAGGAAGAAGCGATAAAAACAATGAAAGAAATAACGTATATCAGAAATTTTATAGATGAATAAAAGGAGAAACAAATGACAAGTAAAGATATTGATTTAATAAAAGAAATGCTTCAAATGCAAGCTAAACTAGATGAAGCAATTATGAAAGAATACGGATTAACTGAAATTGACAAAAAAAATCTTGGCTTCGCAATTCTAGATGAAGTTGGAGAACTTACGCACGAATTAAAAGGGGATTGGTGTTGGTGGAAGAAATCTCAAGCACCTGTTGATGAAGAAAAAGTTCTAGGAGAATTAGTTGATATTTGGCATTTCGTTTTAAGTTATCAAAATCATTTCGATAACGGTGAAGAGGAGTTGAGAGCAGAAGAACAAATGATTGACAATGCTATAACATATTTTCATGAAATTAAAGTTTTTAAAACTGGAATTATTTATTTACTTGCAGATTTAACGAGCATTAACTCAAATAAGCTTGAAAGACTAATTGCAATCACTGAATACCTAGGTTTCACGATTGAAGATGTGCACAAAGCATATTGTGACAAAAACAAAGTGAATTATCAAAGATTGAAAGAGGGGTACTAGGATATGTGGATTAGAACTCAGAACAAGTATATATTAGCAAACGTTAACTCGATTAGAATTTGTAAATGTGATATTGATGGTGATGTTTATTACTCAATTCACGGGCACTACGATAGATACGAACAAAGTTTAGGCTATTATTCAACCAAAGAAAAAGCTTTAAGTGTATTGGATGAAATTCAAAGATTTATTTATCATATAGACAATTTATATGCAACATTTCAAATGCCACAAGATGAGGAAGTTGAACTATGATTCCAAAAGAGATAAGAGAGAAAATTGAACAAAAGCTAAAAATTGATAAAGAAATCAAAGAATGGCTTAGTGAAAATTCTTGCGTGCAATATGGTGAAATCTTTTGGGAATACGTAGAGATTGTCGATAAACCTAAAGGAACGAAGCAGGATAATGGAGAGTATTGTAGCCAAAGCACAGATGGTTATGACAGTTATTGGGGACATTATTACTATCCATTAGACAATGGTAAGTATTTGAAAGTTTATTATGAGTGTTAAGAGGTGGAAGAATGACAGAAAAGATGAAGATGATTAAATTTTGTCCTGATTTAACTTCAAAAGAAGAAGTTGTACCAATTACGATTGGCACAGGAACATTTACAAGACCAGTACTACATAAATGCTTACAAAATAAATGTGTAGCGTATAAGTTTGGCGAATGTTTAAAATACGATAATTGTACGGAATATTATTTAGAAAAAGATGATACAAAGGAGAAAGAAAATGATTGAAGATAGAATTAATGATTTGATAAAAAAATACAGGAAATGCATTAAGGATGATATGCTAATAATCGAAAATAACAGAAGATATATAGATGATAAGAGTGATGATCACAGTGATGCTTACGAGGGAATGTGCTTACTAAATATTTTTGACAAAGAAAAAGAAATTGAATTGTACAAAGATGTTATTGAACAACTAGAATATGCAAAGACAGGTGAATTTAATGATTAGATTACAAAACAATTATGCAATCACTTCTAGCGGTGGTTCATTCGCACTTGTAACGTTCGTAAAGGGTAAGGATAAAGAAGGGAATGAGATAGACGTACAAAAGCCTATCTCATACCATACAACGCTAGAATCGGCTTTACAGAGCTATTCTAACAATCGTATGGCAAATTTAGTTAGCAACTTTGATATGGATTTAAAGGATGTTAAGAAAGCTATTGACGATTTAAAGAGGGAGATAAAAGCGTATGAATAAAAAATACGAATACAATGGAAATATTTATTGTAAAGATGATTTATCAAATCAAATAGATAACTATGGCGGAGATTTATATGAATTGTTTTCAGAATTAGAAGCCGATGACAGAGCTGAGAGTGTAGTGATGTTTCGTTCAATAGATGAAGATGGAGAGGATGGCAAATATATTTATGGAAGTATCGAATATTGCCTAGAAAAAGAGTTTAGCGACTTAGAGGTAAAAGAAAATGACAACAAAACAAGAGTGTGAAGAAGCAATCAACGAGATTTGCAAGAAGTGTTTTGAAAAGCACGAGTTAGAATATGGGCACCAACCTGATACTTGTGCATTTTGGGCTTTTGATAACGAAGATTGTCCAACTGTTAAAGTATTAAAAGATTTAATACAAGAGCATTTTGAAGAAAAAGCAAAGACTAATTATGAACATTTTAAAGACGAAATTATAGAAAATACTGGTTTTCAATTTTCACTAGTCGATGGAAAGCCTCATCAATGCAGTGATGTTAGATGTCTTGATTGTGGATTTAGTACAGGACATGGATGCAACGAAAAGATTAAAGAATGGTTAAAGAAACCATATGAAAAGCAAAAATATAAGTTATCTCGATTTGAATATGATTTATTAAATGCATATAAAGTTAGCGGAATTCTGAATAGCATTAGAAATTACAGTGCTTTGTTTGAATTGTATGAAAAAGGATATTTCAAAGACGTTGATTTAAAAGCAACGATTGTTGAAATCTTAGACAATTGTGAGGTGATCTAATAATGCGAAAAGCTAGGTTCTGTGTGGAAAGAGAACAAATCGAATTTGTGGAGGATTGAGAATGAGTGGTGGACATTATAATTATATGTATTGCAGAATTGAAGAAGAATACATTGATAGAATGTGTGATTCTCAATTAAATGAAATGATGAAAGATTTGTGTAAACTATTGCACGATTTGGAATGGTGGCAGTCTTGTGATTATAGCGAAAAGACTTACCGAAGAACAGTTACCGAATTCAAAAAGAAATGGTTCAAACAAACTAAGATTGATGTACAGAAACAAATCGAATCAGAGTTTGAAAAAACAAAGGATGAGTTAATGAAAGAGTTTAAATATTTAAATGATGATGAATAAAATTAAAAAATTAATTATTAAAAACCTGGATCTTATTATTCTTTGTACAGTATTTTATGTTGTATATGCAGTTATTGTATATGCAACATTATATAAATTAAACGCACCATCAGGTAATCCGTTGGAGAGTGGTTTCTAATATGTGGTTTACAATAGGATTGATGTTAGGTGCTATATGCGGATTGATTGTATGTAGTTGTTCAATGGTATCACAGATTACAAGTTTAGAAAATATGATTTCAGCACAAAGGATGGAAATTATGGATTTAAAAAATAAGGTGAATAAAGAATATTTGTATGATGGATTTGAGGAAACAAAATGAAATTCATACCAAAAGAAGAATTAGCTTTTATTGTAGATTACTTAGATATAGATGATGCTTGCAATGATACTATGCAACAGATTTTTGATATATATGGAGATGATTGGTTCGTAGAAGGATGTGGCTGGCTGATAATAAAAGAAAATGAAGAAAGAAAAAAAGAATTAGAAAGGTTAGGGTATAAAGGTGTTAAAAAAATACAGGATTAAATATATCAAAGACAATAATATTTGTGTGATGGAAGTCCAGGAGGAATCGAAAAGTATGGCAATGTATAAATTCTATATGAAATTTCCATCATGCAGCATTGAGGAAATTGAAGAAATTGCATAGGAGAGAAAATGAAGACGGATTATGAAGAATATGTAGATGTTCAGGTGGATACACTGATTAAAAAACTTGAAATGTTCAAAATTTATGAAAGAAAGTTTAAATCGTTGGATGGAATTTTAAAGGATTTGGAGGTTCGAAAAAAAGAATTTTCAGATCCAAAATCTCCATCATTTGAACAAAGGTTGGATTCAAAGAAAAACAAGGATATTACAAATGATGTTCTGGTAAAGTTTATTTCAAAAGAAAAAGTTCTTGAAGATGATAAGAATCTTATCTTCGGAAAGATGAGAGAAATTGAAACAATTATTGATCTTATTCCAGATGATGATATTCGTTTATATATGAAACGTCATTATATCAACGGAGAATCATTTGAGAAGCTTTCAGGAGAAAAGTTTTGTAGCAGAATGAAAATGTATTACGCAATGAAAAAAGAGCTTAAAAAGCTCGTTATGGGAGATTTGAACAAATGAAAAAAATATTATGTGCAATTTTAGGAATGACAATGTGTCTAGGTTTGGCGGGATGTCAAGAATCAGATACAGCTAATCATAATTTAAGAGTGGATGCAAACAACTTTAAAATATCGAGAAAGGTTGTGGCATTAAATACTAGAACAAATGAACCGTTGTTTTCTGTTGAAGGAAAAATATCTATTGAAACAGATAGTGATGGCGATTTGAATGTAACGATTAAAACTGGAAAAGATAAATATAAATTGTTCTATGCACATTTATCAAAAGATGTTACATATACAAGTATTCAGACCGATTCGGTAAAAGAAAATCCGTATGGATATAAAATAACATTCTTTCCTGCTAAAGAAACGATTGAACATGGCTTGATTAACGTAGAAGATACAAATAAATAAACACATTATAGCATGGCTCAAAAATTCATAAAGTTTTTATTTTAGAAAAGTGTTACAAGGTAGCCTGTTTACTAGGCTTTTAAAAGGTTTGTAGTTAGTCTGATAATATATAGTTATCGGACATAGAAAGAAGTTCAGATGATAAACAAAATTAAATGGTTTTTTAAAAGATTATTCTGTAAGCATGAATTTACTTGGTGTGTAAAGAATGAGATGTTTCATTGTATCAGCGGTGAGACTCAGTATCTTGTGTGTTTGAAATGCGGGAAAGTGAAAGGTACAAGATTTGTTGAATTTGAATAAATGTGTGCTTTATAGGATTGTCAAAGAAAAGAGGAATAAAATGAATAAATTATACAAATTATTAATGGTTGGAATGATTAGCATTTCCTTATTTGGATGTGCATCTATGGATCGTTGGGGTACTGATATAAAATCAGATTTGAATGGTGGATTGAATAGAATAATCAATGTGTATACAGCGGATGGAAAAATTATAGCTAGCTATGAGGGAAGAATTGATATTGAAACAAATGATGGTGGATATGTAAAATTTGATTATGATGGGAAAAGATATGTTTATTATAATTGTTTTGTAGAAACGATTGCAGATAAATAGGAGCGGTATCATGGAACGTGTTGGATACTTAAAAATTATGCCTTGTTATAATAGATGGTTTATAATTTTGCATAATGATGAAGGATGGGGTTATGAATATAATCTCACCAAAACAAAATATAAAAAGTTTGATAAGTTTATTGTCAACGATGGAATAAAGTATAGATATAGACAAGATGTTCATGGACGTGATGGATTTAAAAGAATTATAGCACTTGATCGGCAGAATTTTGAAAAAGTAATGTTTTATTTAAGAACGCATTTCAATAATGGCCGGATGTATTTAGGTAAATGCTATTATGATTTTTATGCAGAAATGAATGCTGGTCGATAGGAGTTATATTGTGAGAAAGTTTTTAACAGAAGTGAAAAAGTTTTTTCTGATTCATAATACAGAAAGTTTATTTGTGCAATATAAAAATCGTATTACATGTATTTATATGGCGCATGAAAAGTTTACTAGGTGTCATTATGAAAACGATATATTTGTGGTTGAGCATTATGTTTGTTGTAAAACGAAATTCAAAAGTTTATATAGAAAGTTTTTAGATAATGAAATTGGTTGTTTCAATTATGAAGATATAAAGAATGGATGTAATAAGTTTTATTTAAAATCAGGAGAAGAATATAAAAAGTTTATTAGAATTGTGAATGATATGTAGAAAGTTTTTTAGGAGTGATGAAATGGACAAAAATAAGTTTTGTTATAAAGAAGTTTTTGTGAAGGCTTTTGTGAAGTATGATAATGTACAGATTTGTGTTGTTTGTTCTGAGCTGGTTGAAAAAGTTTTTGAATACAATGCGCATGATGATGAAGATGTATCCGTGAATTATGTTTATTATGTGAATAAAGAAAAGTTTTCTCACTTGCTGGAAAAGTTTTTTGATGGTTCGATTCTATGCAAGCATGAAAAAGGATCTAAAAAGTTTTTTCCAACATCTCAAGAACAACTTGAAAAAGTTTTTATGATCCTGGATAAGTAAGGGGTGTTTGAATGTTTGAAGACAAGTTTTTAGATAGACGTATTTATATAAGCTATAAAGATACAGCAATAGTTGTTGTATGTTCAGATTATGAAGAAATTATATCTTTAGAAACAGATATTTCTAAAGTATTACGGTATTTCATGGTCAATAAAGAAAAGTTTGATCGTTTGGTTGCAAAGTTATTGAATAAAGATATTGGAAATAATCATAAAAAGGATTCAAATTATTTTCAACTTTATTCAGAATCAAATTTACTAAAAGTGTTTACAATCTTAGATAAATAAGTTTTTCAAAATAAAGTTTTTCAGATATAATGGATGCATGAATGATTATGTAAGTTTTCTATGTACGCTATTAAATATAAAGATTCCAAAAGTTTTCTTCAAAGAAAATGAAAAGTTTTATGATCTTAAAAATAAGCCAATCAAAAAAGAACTTTTTCAAGTGAAAGATACCAGCATATGCACATCATACCCTAAAGAAAATGTAATTTGTGTGAACTTGGATTTATGCAAAGATAGAAGTCTAGTTTATATATATCTAGCTCATGAAATTAGACATTTATACCAATATGCATGTGTATATAAGAAGAATCAAAAAGTGTTTTCTATAGATGAAAGAAGTGTTTCTATATGGAAAAAAGAATTTGAAAGTTATAAGGATTCAAGCAGCAAACACTATGAGAATCAGGAAATAGAAAAAGATGCAAACTTGTTTGCGAACTTTATCGCAATAGTAATATTCAAAAGAGTTTTAGACGTTAAAGAAGTAGATCAAAAAGAATATGAGTTTAAAACTAAACTTTTTATGAACTTTTTCGCATCGAATCCAGTCAAAAAAAGCTGATTCAAAAGCAAATCAGCATAATGAAAGTATAAAAAAAGGCAGCCTTTTTATAAGCTGCTATTTTTTAATTCTTTTTTCAATATTTTTAAAGATTTGAGCCGTTCCACGAGGTGCACGATCAAACTTTTTAACTTTATAAATGTATTTACCATTTAATGACTTTTTGCCTGACTCCATATATATCCAATTTCCTTTTATGATTCCATAAGCTTCACGATCCACAGCTTTTGGATGTTTTCGAGTTCCTTCAAATTCAGTGTAGAAAAAGTGGCATTTCTCAAGTTTTTCATCACATTTTTGAATCTTTTTTTCTTCTTTTTCTTTTTTTAACTCTTTTGCTTTTTCATCCAAAACTTTTAAAATATAATCTTTTTCATTCTCGATAAAACTTTCATCTAAACTATAAAAAGTTGTTTCGTTGAAATAAGATCCGGTATGATGCCAGCTTGAATAAGTTAAGAAGCTCTTAAAACATCTTTACTGTATTTATTAAGTTCATCATATTCAAAATCATTTCTATAATCTAGCACTGTATTAATAATTGCTGTTTTAGTCCATTTTGAAAGTGGTTTTTCACCACTTTCATACGCTTCATAAGCGCGCTCACTCATTTTATTACCAATATATCCCATATTTTTTTACCTCCTAAAATGGAAATGCTTCAAGCATTTCATTTAATTTTTGTTGTTCTGTAAGTGCTTGTTTTTTCTTCTTCTTTGGCGCTGCTTTTTTAATGCTCATCTTTTCGATTTTACCATTGTTATACACATAACTTTCTATAAGCTTGTTTCTATTAAAAACATCTATAGTTTTTGAGTTCGTGTTATAGGTTGCCAGTAAGCTTTTTGAGCCTGGCTTACAAATTTTAAAAAGATCCTTATTTAATATATCAATATAACATTTATAAATTTTGAAGAAAAAACAAATATCTTTTATTTCCTGGATGTCTGGAGTGCATAACTCTTTTTTTGCTTCTGTATTGAAATATATTTGAATATCATAATTGAAAAGCTTGTCAAGATCATGAGCAACGAACAAGCGCAAGTCATTTGTTTGAGCTGCTGCATACATGCACTTGCTATGATCAAACTTAAAACCATGATCTTTTAAAACTTTTTCAGTTGAAGCGCTGGGAGTTCCTAACGCTTCAACATAAATGTGCGGTTGTTTCCGCTCATTTGTAACATAATAGCGAAAATGTTTTCGCTCACGCTTCCACATTGTCATTTTTTAGTCCTCCTAAAATGTATAAAATACATAAAGTATTTACAAGTTGCCAAAGTTCACGCGGCTTTAGCATCCAGGCCACAACGTCAAGACCGTAAGATAAATTATATAAACCGTTTAAATGTTTGGTTATTGTGTAAGGTTTGCAGCTAGATGAGTTTAGCTGATCCAGCTTCTTTTTTACAAGTTCGATATATTCTTTATTATTCATTTTTTTATCCTTCTTCTAATAAATAAGTGGTAAAACGATGCAAGAAAGGCCTAATAATAAGCCCATGATCAATATAGATGTACACATTGCAAAATATACTTTTAAAAATGCAAGTATGAGCACCTGGACGGCGCTCATCTTGTCAAGATCTTTGCGGGTTAACATTGGAATATTACACCTACCAATCAATTTTAATGTTAGTTAGTACATAGTCCCAACTAGTTCCATAGTGTTGTACACCCCAAAGATACATATCAAGTTTTTCGTTATAATAGACGATTTCATTTATTTCTTGTAGAAGTCTAGCGCCCCAATCATCTACAATAAACCATTGATAAACTTCTTGATAATCTTGTTCGTTTTCTAATTCTTTTATCTTTTCATTTATTTCATCTATTTCATTTTCAATAATTTGTGATGGGCTGCTTTCGTTTTCTTCTTCCAGTTCTTCTTTTTTTTCTTCCAACTCGTCAATTTCATCTTGATTGTCAACAATACCGCTTACTTGCTCCCAATACCCTATGTCATATGTCAAGTTCATGATGTCATTGTTTAGCACGGCATCGAAAGCCTTTGCTAGAGTTCCATAGTCAACACGTCCATATTCTAAACCGTATTCACTTATAGCATTTCCATAATAGTATTTTTGTTTTTTCATTTTCTTTTTAACCCGTCTGTGGTAGAATAGAAAAGCAATATATACAAGACGGGCTTAACCTCCTGAATATTGTGTATAATTGCCGTTGTGTGAATCCCTTTTGAGTTTGCCGACCTGGAAGGGTTTCACTTTTTTATTTGTTTCGGTTCATGTCTTTTTCAATTAGATCTATAATATAAGCGTTTTTGCTTGGCTTTTGATCAAGCCAATTTATAAGGTCATTTCTTTTTTTTCTGATTCTTATTTCATATTTCCTATAATTTTTCTTATTAAAATCTTTTATATAGTCTATTTGATCAAAAGAACCGCTTTTTTTTCTTACAATGTTTACACCCCCAAACTTGACTATTTAAACAAACAGCGCTATAATTTACTTGCTTATAAGGTTGTTGTTATTCGTTGACTTTTATATCAATAAATATCAACTCCTTTTTTTTGTCTAAAATTACACATATGTGTAATTTAAATAACAATTTATTCAATAAACTTATAAACTTATTTATCATTTTATCAACTCCAATATTTTCAATTTATAGTTGACTTGGTTTGATATTATGATTATAAGCGCCGTTTGTTTTGTGTAAGCTTTTTATTTAGCTTACACTTACATTATAAACATATACATGTATATGTCAATAAAAAAATAATAATATTTTTTTGGAGCTCATTTTTTTAAAAAGCTTTTTGTTTTGCAAACATGCTTGCAAGCGCCTATTTATAAGGCTTTTAAGCGTGTTCGGTTATAGTCTTATAAGATATAGTTATCAGACTATAAAATATACATGTATGGACGTGGTAAGCGTCCCTTTTTTTGTGGCCGTTGCTTCAGTTCCAGGAAGACAAGTGGCAAGCTTAAACATATGGAACGGGTGCGCATGATCCAATGTATTAAAGTGATGAAATATTTATTGCATATATAAGAACGTGCGCGCGTTTTCTATTAATGTAGTCGTGGCTATGTTATGAAACAACGCTTTCAACAATGCATGTTGAAACATCTTTCAACACAATAATAAATATATGAATGTCATATGATTGAAGCCGTGAGCGGTGCGGCGTGGTGGTAGCTGCATGATTCAAATTTTGAACCCTGAAAGCGCCCTGGGCATGGATCAGATCAGCATAGACCCCCCCTATCTTTCGGAAGTTTTTTGGGTTTTGGGGAACGGCGTGGGGAGTTTAAAAAAACTCGGTCATGCGCGTACGAGAGGGGGTAAAATCTGAATTTCTTCATTTTGTACAGTGTACAAAGAAAAACCGTGATATTCTGTAGTTGTGAAGATTGGAAAACATCTTCTAGAACAAACAAGGTAGTTCTTGGATCGTTTCATTATTATGCCCGTTGGAAAAGACCTGTGGAAACACGGGTCTTTTTCATATCACTGCATTCAAAGCTTTTACTGTTCATATTGTCGTCCATTAACCATACTAACTGTAATTGTAATCAAATCTTTGAATGTAGCGATATGAAAAAATATTATGGTTCAGAAGCAACGAAAACGGGCGCTAGAAATTATGCTAGAAAATTCTACTCAAGCAAGGCTTGGGAAAAGAAAAGTAAAGCGTATAGAAAGGCGCATCCGCTTTGTGAAAGATGCTTAAAAAAAGGAATCTATACAAGGTCTACTTGTGTGCACCACAAAGTACACATTGACCAGGACAACTATAGAGATATACACATTCTATTTGGCGATTCTAATTTGGAAGCGTTGTGTGACTTATGCCATGCAGAAGAACATTCCAAACGCAAACCATCTTTTGAATTTGATGAAAATGGAATGCTTATAGGATGTGGAAGGGAGGACGAATGCAAAAAGGAGCATGGAAAAAAAGAATAAATTCTCAACTAGAAAATTTAGGTACATATTCCCCTGAATATTCGGTTGCGATTGATTCACTTGCAGATGCACTGGCTCAATACGATTCAACAATGAAGCAATGGAGAGATTCAAGTAAAGCAAATGGTTTCAAAACATTGCAGATGGTTGTTGAATACACGAACAAGGCTGGCGCAACGAATTTATCACGCTCACCATATTACATTATTACCGTTCAATTACGTGATCAAATTATGAAATACTGCAAAGAACTTGGCTTGTCACCTACTTCACTTTCAAAAACAACAGAAGTATCCGGAAAAAAAGGTGATGAATTGGATGAGTTCATGAGCAAATTTAAATGAAATATCTAGACATTTATAAAGAACGTATTAAATCGGGTGAAGATGTAGTTGGTAAGTGGATAAAGCTTAATCTTCAATATGTTGAAAGAGGTTTAGCAAATGGAGATTTCTTCTATGATGAGAAGAAAGCGGAAATGCATATAGCGTTTATTGAAACGTTTTGTCACCACGTAGAAGGAAAAACAACAAAAGTGAAGCTTGAGCCTTGGCAAAAATACTATATTGCATGCATATTCGGACTTGTTGATAAGAATGGAAAAAGACAGTTTCGTGAAATACCTACGGTTATGGGCCGAAAACAAGGAAAATCATTTCTTTGTGCAGGTATTGAACTTGATGTTGGATTTACATCGGATGAAGCAGGTATGCAGATATACAATATAGCGCCAAAGTTAAAACAAGCGCAGATCATTTACAATGTTCTGTATCAAATGATGGAACACTCTAAAGCATTGAGCCAAAGAGTAAAAAAACGTAGGACAGATATCTACATGAAACAGAACAACTGTAGATGGGAGCCAATTGCCTTTGCATCTAAGAAATCAGACGGATTTAACCCATATTTGACAATCTTTGATGAGTTTGCAGCCTGGGAAGGTGAAGCGGGTATGAAAATGTACAACGTTATGTTGTCGGCAGGTGGTGCAAGACCTGATCCACTTTATATTCCTGTAAGTACCGCAAACTATATTGATGAAGGATTATATGATGAACTATTTGTTCGTGGAACATCTGTTTTACTTGGTACGTCTGATGAAAAACAAATGTTGCCTTTCTTTTACATGATTGATGATATTCAAAAATGGGATGATCCTATTGAATTGAGGAAAGCAATGCCAAACCTTGGGATATCGGTTTCTTATGAATATTTGCAGAATGAAATTTTAAAAGCACATAGCTCACCGACATATAAGGCGGAGTTTATAACAAAATACGCGAATATCAAACAGAATTCAACGGAAGCGTTATTTAGTGCAGAAGATATTAACAAAGTTAAAGGTGAAGAACTTAGATTTGAAGATTTTGCACACACATATGCAGTTGGTGGAATCGATTTGTCGCAAACAACCGATTTAACAGCCGCATCTGTAGTTATACGAATTCAAGAACAGGACTACATATTTACTCATTTTTGGCTTCCAACATTAAAAATCAAGGAGCTAGAAGAAAGAGACAAAATACCATATACAAGATTTATTCAATTGGGATATTTAAGTCCAAGTGGGGAAAACTTTGTACGGTATGAAGATGTTACGGAATGGTTTGAAATGCTACGTAAGAAATACAAGATTTATTGTGTAGTCGTTGGATATGACCGTTATTCGGCTCAGTATCTTGTGGATGATATGAAGAAATATGGATACAAGATGGATGATGTTATTCAGGGAACTAACCTTACACCGGTTATTAATGAATTTACAGGATATGTAAGAGATGGATTTGTTCATACAGGAACAAATGGACTTTTACAAGCGCACATGTCTAGTGTGGCATTAAAGAAAGTTGCGGAGGACAATCGTGTTCGCATGATTAAAACTGATCCAAGAAAACATATTGACGGATATGCATCTGTTATTGATGCATATACAGTAAGACAAAAATGGTGGGATACATTTAAATACCGCCTTGAAAACAAGAAAAGGAAGGTGAATTAGTGGCTAAAAGCAGAAGAAAAAGATTTGGTTTGCTAGGAAGTCTATTAGGACTAAATAAGCCAGCACCTAAACAAAATCAATTACACTCAATGTTTGCAAGCTTAGGTGGATATTCGCCGGTATATTCATCATATGATGGTGGAATATATGAGATTGGACTATGCAGAGCATGTATCAATCGAATTGCTACATCATGTGGAAAGGCTTCACCTGAACTGACAAATCAAGAATACAAATGCAAGATATATAACTATTTGGTTAAGAAAAAGCCAAATCCTTATATGACAGCTAGTCAATTTTACAAAAGGCTGGCAACTATATATTTTGCAGAAAACAATGCTTTCATTATTCCAATTGAAGATGAATATGGAATGATAAAAGGATTATGGCCTGCTGTTCCAAGTCAGTGTCAGTTAAAAGAAATCAATGGTGTAGTTTATATTTATTTTAATTTCATCTATGGCGAAACAAAATTGATTGAATACAGTAAAGTAGGACATCTAAGACAAATGCAGTATAAAAATGATTACTTTGGTGATACTAATGATGCATTTGATACAACAGCTAAATTGATGCTTGCCCAGGAAGAAGGAGCAATTAATGCGATCAAGTCGAGTTCTATTGTTCGATTCTTAGCTAAAATCTCAACACCGATTGATGATGATGAGGATTACAAAGAACAACAGAACCAAATCTTGAGAAATAACCTGAACAAGAATGAAACAGGTGTATTTCTTATTGATAATCGCTTTGATGAAGTAAAACCGATTGAAAGTAAACCACTATTAGTGGATGCCAAGCAGAAGCAAGCAATTGAAAATAGTGTATACAGCTATTTTGGAATTAGTGAAGCTATTTTACAAAATAAATATAAACCTGATGAATGGAATGCATTTTATGAATCAATTATTGAACCATTCTTTATTGAAGTTGGAGAAGTGTTGAGTGGAATGCTTTATTCAGTAAATCAGATTATGAATGGTAGTGAAATCATTCTTACAAGCGATCGTTTGCAGTATGATTCAACACAGACAAAGCTGAATGTTGCGACTCAAATGTTCGATAGAGGAATGATTGATACAGACGGGGCATTAAATATTATGAACAAAGCGCCTTTACCTAACGATGAAGGTAAGAAACGTTTTATTCGAGGTGAATACATCCAGGTAACTAAATCAAATCAAGGAGGAATTAGTTACAATGGCGAAACCGAACCACAGCAAAATCCAAATGCGCTCAATTCCGTTTCAGATGAATCCGGTGACGGAGAATAAACGGATTGATACTCAATACTATGTTGAGGGATATGCTACTACATTTGAACCTTATGTGCTTTATCGAGATTACGAAGGTAATGATGTACATGAGTTGATTGAGCGTTCAAGTTTGGATAACGCTGATATGAGTGATATCATCTTCCAATTTGATCATGGAGGAATGATATATGCACGTACGAGCAACGGTTCACTGATAGTTGAAGTAGATGAACATGGATTGTTTGTTGCAGCAGATTTAGGAAGAACAGAAGCTGCAAAACGTTTGTACGACAGTATTCAGGCAGGAATGGTTACTCAGATGTCATGGAGGTACATGGTGGATGAGGAATCATATGATAGAGATAAAAAGATGTGGATAACACGTAAAGTATCAAAAATTTATGATGTTTCGGCAGTGTCGATTCCTGCAAACGATCAAACATCCATTGAAGCAAGAGCAAAGTCTTTAATGGATGAAGAACTGGCAAAAAAAGAAAATGAAAAGAAACGAGAAAGACTGAGTTTGTTGTTGCAGATTAAGGAGGCTATTAATTAATGTTTACAGAGCAACAACTAGCAGCATTCAATGCAATGAATCACGAACAGATTCAAAAAAGATTTAAAGAAATTCAAGATGAAGTCAATAGAAACGATCCTAATTCAAACTTGGAAAAGTTACAGGCGGAATTTGATATCTTACAAAAACGTGACAAAGAATTAGCAGACAAGGTTGCACAACGTCAAGCGTTTTTAGATACTATGGCAAAATCTATTGAAAATGAAGAAGAAACTTTTGTTACACAACAGGAACAAGCTCGTGGTAAAGAAAATCCAAAAATGCCAAAAGGATTATCAGAACGTAAAAAAGGAATGGAAGACGATATGGAGTATCGTAGTGCGTTCATGGAATTTGTTCAAAAAGGAAAACAGTCAGAAATCTTAAGACAACGTAGTGCAGAAGCAGGTGTGGCAGCTGATCTAGGTATTTTAATTCCTGAAACAATTGTTCAGAAAGTAATGACTGAATTAAGTAAATCACGTGGTTACTTATACAATGCAGTATTACATACAAATTTCCGTGGTGGTGTTAAATACCCTATCGGTTCATTCAAGGCTACATTTAAACGTATCACAGAAACAACAGTGTCTGATCGTCAAAAGGCCGGTTCTGTTACAGAATTTGTACAATTTGGATATTTGATTGGTGAAATTCGTTTAGCACGTACATTACTACAAACTGTATTGACTGTAAATGCATTCGAAACTAAATTAGCAGAAGTTATTGTAGAAGCTTATTTGGAAGCTATGGATCGTGAAATTTTAACAGGTGAATCTACAAATAATGAATGTGAAGGTATCTTAACAGAAGCTAATAAAGTAAGTGGAGGACGTATTAAAGCCGATCACATTATTGAATTTACGGAAGCAGAAATGAAAGATTGGAAATCATGGCAAACAAAATTGTTCGCAAAGATTCCTTTATCAATGCGTAAATTAAAACCAGAGTTTGTTATGACTCCGGCAACATATGAAGCAAACATTAAAACATTGGCCGACGATAATAATCGTCCTGTTTATGCAGAAACATATAATCCTATTGATGGTGCAGAACGTGCTACATTCAAAGCTAGAACTGTTAATTTCGTTGAAAATGATACTTTCAAGGATTTTGATGAAGCACAGAACGGTGACTATTTCGGAATGTATTGGGTAGGAAAAGAAGCCTATGCAATCAACTCAAATATGCAGTTTGGCGTTAAGAAGTACTGGGATTATGAAAAGAATGAGGAAGTAACTCAGGCATTAGTTATCAATGATGGTAAAGTATTAGATCCTCAATACATCTTCTTGTTAAAAAAAAAAGTAGCTTAAGCAATGGAGATGTTACGAAAGATGAAAGCCAAGCAGGAACACAATCATTAAATGATGAAGAACCTACTGAAACTGATGAAGAACCTATTTTATTAGATGATGAGCCTAAGAAAACCACTCGAAAAAGCAGTGCAAAGAAAGCTTAGGTGATAGATAATGGCGTTCAATATTTCTGAAAGCCTTCTAGAACGTGTTAGAACTGCTGCTACAAGAGCAAAATCACGCGCATATGATGATGAAATCAAAACGTATATCAATGCATGTTTATACGATTTGGATAGATTAAATATCTTATTTGATGAGGATGATTTAGAAGATGAAATTGTAGTAGCGGTAATAACATATGTAAAGTCAAAATTTGGTACAACGGATGCTTCATATAAAGAATCAATGGCTAAAACATATGAGGATTTACGTCAGATTCTTATGACAGATAAATCCCATAAGAAGGTGACATAGTATGGCATATGAATATACTCGTGAGAATAATCTTTATTATGATGTGGCATATCTGATTGAAAAAGAAAGATATGTTGATGCAGATGGTGTGGAACATGTTAATGAAACGGAGAAGGAAGTATTTTGTCGAGTTGGTGGAATTTATTCAAAAGAATTTAATGAAGCCTACCAGGCAGGCATACAGTTAGCGTATAAGCTTGTTATTCCTACTATTGATTACAATGGTGAGACAACAGTGAAATACAACGATAAAAAGTATGCAGTTTATCGTACGTTCCCATCCGGAGATACGATTGAACTCTATGTTCAACAGGATGCTGGAGAATGGAAACAGTAAGACAACAAATCGTTGCTAAATTCACTGAACTTTTAGGTGAAGGACAATTTGTATATGGCAGTTTCAAGTCAAAACCCCATACTCCATACGGAAATTATGCATTGGATTATACAAACAATTACTTTGCAGACAATAGAACGTATTGCAAAATTGGAGTTTACATATACAGATTAGTGACTGATCAAAAAGATTTTGAATTAGAAGCTAAAATAGAAGACATGTTTGATGAATTAGAAATACCATACCAAACTATCACAGATGAAGATATAAAAGCTCAAAAAGTACACTGTACAGAATGGACGGTGACATTAGTTGGCCGTCAATGATGTATATTGCGATATGTCGCAGTTTGGGTCTGAAATCAGAAAGATGATTCAAGAATATAAAGAGCATTCTTTGGCGCAGATTGATAGAGCAGTAGAAGAAACTACAAAAGATTCCAAAGATATTATTAAAGCTAAGGCTAATGTAGATCATAGAAACACGCGCAGAAAGGGCAAATATAAAAGGTCTATCACATATAAGATAGAACGTGAATTAGCTCATACACGCGGTGTTATTTATGCGAGTGGCCATGAATACTCATTAACTCATTTACTCGAAAACGGACATAATTTATGGAATTCTCCTAGACGTACACGTGCATTTAAGCACTGGAAAGATGGAGAAACAAACGCAATCAAAGAACTGCCAAGTTTAATCGAAAAATATTTGAAAGGATAAAAACTATGGCAGATACAAACAAAGTTAAATATGGAATTAAAAATGTACATGTAGTTCCTATTGAGTCTGAAGAAGGTGGAAATATTACGTATGGTACACCTGTAGCATGGAAAGGTGCTAAATCATTAACACTAGATCCGGAAGGAGATACAAATACATATTATGCAGACAACACTGCATATTTTACAACAAACAGTAATAATGGATATTCCGGAAGTATTGAAATGACATACTTGGAAGATGAAATTAAAAAAATGATTTTTAATAATATTGAAACAGAGGAAGGTAACTTGGCTGAAGACGCTAACGTTCTACCAAACAACGTAGGCTTAATGTTCCAATTTGAAGGAGACAAAAATGCGACAAAACATATGTTCTTCAAAGTGGTATTTGCTCGCCCATCTGTTGAAGGTGAAACAAGAGAAGAAAGTATTGATCCAAATACAACAACTATGGATATTACAGCTATTCCTGTAGAAAAAGATGATCATGCATGGGTAAAAATTGACTGCAAAAAAGGTGATACAAACTATACTAGTTTCTTTACGACTGCGCCAAAATTACCTACACCAAAAGCCAGTGAAGTGAGCCAAGTGAGCCATGAAGCCGGTACACCGGTAGAAGTACAAAGTGATGATGGCAAGGAAGTGAGCGCATTATAAGAGGGGCAACCCCCTCTTTGTGAGGTTATATGGAAACTACAGTAAAAATCGAAGGTAAAGAACACGGTGTCCTATATAAAGGGATTACAGCACGTATTTATAGAGAAACATTCAATCGTGATTTATTGATTGATATTCAACAGGCGCAAATGAATTTTGATGAAGGTATTAAAAAAGCGGTAGATGAAGACAGAGGGGATGAAAATGCATATTTCATTCTATTAAAAGAAGTTGGATCGGAATTTTTTGAACGTTTACTATGGGCCTGCATCAAAGCGTACGATGTTAAAAATAACTTGGTTACTGAACCGTTTAATGTAATGGTAGATAATGTTGATGATTATGAATCATTTGTTTTAATTGGTGTTATTTTATTTGAAAAAATCGTTTATTCAAATAAGGCCACAGTTGAAGATGAAACTGAAAAAAAAGATGAAGAAAATAAGAAAAAAAAAGATTAACAAGCTATTCTGAATTAATTTTAGGATGCATGAATCTAGGGCTAAAAATGGATGAAATAGACAATATGGATATTGGAATGATGTTTGATTTAATTGTTGCAAAAAACAACATGACAAATCGAGCTGAAAAAAGCATTAATAAAAAGAAATCCAACGTACGTATGGCAACCCAAGAAGACTTTGACAGATTTTAGGAGGTACTGAAATTGTCAGGCTATAATCAAATAAAAGGTATCTCCGTAAAGATTGATGGAGATACTACAGGATTTCAGAAAGCGATAAATGAAATCAAAAGAGAAACATCGGGATTAGACAAAACAATGTCTAAGCTAAAAGCTTCGATGAAGCTAAATCCGAATGATTTCTCGTCATTTGCAACATACCAAAATCTATTAAAGGATAAGATTCAGAGCACTTCTAAGCAATTGGATGTCTATAACAAAAAGCTTAAAGAATATCCTAAAACACAACAACAATGGACAGATCAAGTTAACAAATCAAAAGCCACGTTATCGCAATATCAGACTAAATTAAACAGCACTGAATCGGCGATGAGTGCCTTACAAAAAGAATATAAGACAAATCAAACTCAAATCCAAGCATGGAAAGATGCGATTGGTGATAGTTATCACACTACAGAACAATGTGAAACCGCAATTTCAACTCTAGCTGCTAGAAATAAAGAACTTACAGTTTCTATGAAGGCAAATAGTGCTTCGCAAAAGGAATACAATGCAAAAATTGCGGAACAAAAGAAAAATCTTGTTGACTTAGGAAGCACGTATGAGGAATCGCAAAGGACGTTTAATGGCCTAAGAGCTGGTGCAGCAACATTAAACAATGAATTAAAGAGTTTGAATAAAAGCTTTATTACAGATAATGAAAATATATTAAAATTATCACATTCATTTGGTGTTGCCAGTCAGAAAGCAAACCAATTTGCAGAAACTATTAAACCATTGTCTGCGTTGTCAGCAGCGGTTATTGTCGGAGCAACAAAAACTGCAATTGATTTTGAAGATGCATGGACTGGTGTTACAAAAACAGTAAATGCAACCCCTCAACAGTTTGAAAAAATCAATGCAGGCTTAAAAGATCTTGCACAAAATACATCGAGTACTTATCAAGATATTGCACATTATGCAGAACTTGCAGGACAAATGGGTATCCCTACAGATTCTATTGTTGGATTTACTAAAACTATTACAGAATTGGGTGATACTACAAATCTTGTTGGTGAAGAAGCAGCACAAAGTATTGCCAAATTCTCAAACGTAATGGTTTCGCAGTCTAAAAAGATAAATACATATTATTCTCGATTAGGCTCTACAATCGTAGATTTGGGAAATAAATTCTCTACTACTGAAGCGGATATTATGGATATGGCTACTAGATTAGGCGTTGCAGGTAAGATGGTAGGCTTTAACTCTAACCAAGTATTAGGATTATCAACTGCATTATCTTCATTAGGTATTGAAGCCGCTGCTGGTGGTGGTTCTGTTTCTAAAATGTTAAAGACGATTGATATAGCTGTTTCAACGGGGAATGATTCGTTATCTGATTTTGCGGAAGTGTCTGGTATGACTTCTCAACAATTCCAAAAGGCTTGGGGAGAAGATGCAGCGGGAACATTCTTAAAGTTTGTAGAAGGTATTGGTAAATCAAGTGATGTTACAAAAACTCTTAATGATTTAGGCATTACAGAAATTAGACAATCACAGTCAATGGGTGCTTTGGCACAAAGTTCGGATGTGTTGGCTAGAGCATTAAATGTTTCTCAAAACGCATGGCAAGCGAATTCAGCCATGGCAACTGAAGCAGAAAAGCGATATGGAACATTAAAATCTCAAATGTCACAGACATGGGAAGCAGTTAAACAAGCCGCTGATGAATTGGGCCAGGCGTTTACTCCTACTCTTACATCTATTTTAAAAGTTGTAAAGAAAACAGCGAATGCATTCTCTAATCTAGATGATGGAACGCAGGAAACGATTGCTAAACTATTGTTGCTTACCGCAGCATCATATCCTACCGCAAAAGGATTAGGAAAAATATTTAGTGGCGCTCAGAAGTTGACAAATGGATTTGGAAAAGTTTCTTCATGGGTTGGCAAAACGGCAAGTGAACTAAACGATTTAAGTGGCCCTGTAGATAAAACTAATGGATTATTGACGAAATTGTTTAAGAAAACTGGAGTTACAACTGAAGCATTAAAAAGTTCAAGTATTGCATTAGGTGGAGTTGGGATAGCTGTTGGATTGGCAGCTGCTGAAATTGCAGTGTTAGTTCCTATGTTTGAAAAGGCAAATAAAAAAGCTTTAGAAAATGCTGTTAAGAATGATGCAGTAGCTCAAAGTTATTTAAAAGTTGTAGACAGTGTTAGTTCGTTCAATAAAAAAATTGATGAATATAAAGAAAAAACAGAAACTATTTTGGCTACAAATGAACAGAATATTAGTCAGTCTAATTCTTTGATGAGAACGATTGAACAATTAAATGGCGTAGAAAACAAAAATACTATACAGAAACAAATGTTGCAAGAAGCTGTTAATCAATTGAATGAAATCTATCCTGATCTCGGTTTAACAATTGATTCAAATACAGGAAAAGTTGCCGACAATACAGGCAAGGTGTTTGAAAACAATCAAGCGTTAGAAGAATACATTCAAAAAGTTCAAGAAGCTGCTAAACAAGAAGCGTATGCAGAAGCGATTAAAGAACAAACAAAATCTTTAATTAAGCAACAGATGAAATATAGTGAAGTAGCAGAGAGTGTTCATGGATTAAATGACAAGATGGATGAATTGAAAGCCAAACAATCACAAGCATTTAAAGATGGGGACACTGAAAAGGCATTAAAGTATCAAACTCAGATTGAGCAGTTGAGAAAGAAAATAGATGAAGCAAACGGTTCTTTAGCAACTATGGCAACTAAAATGCAAGAAACAAATAAGACTTTACTAGATCTCAACAACCAGGCAGAAACGGGTGGCTATACAAAAATTGGAGATTCGTTAAAACAATCATTACAAGGTGCTATAGATAAAGCTGGTGAAGCGGGTATTCAAATTCCTGAAAAGTTAACAAGCGGAATCATGAATGGCACAGAAAGTTATCAAACGGCAAGTAATTTTGTGGCATCTATGATGACATTTCAGCAGTTAGTTGATAATGCAAGTGCAGCTGGGCTTAATATTCCACAAGACATGGCTTACGGTATTATTTCAAATGCAGGAAGTGTATCAGAAGCTAATACTATGCTTAACAATCTAATTGAGTTTGAAGAAGCTTTGACCAAATCCGGATATGATGGCGAACAAATTTCAAAACTTTGTGCAGAAGGCATTGCGAAAGGTGATATCACAGTTTCTGAAGCAATGAAGATTCTTGGAAACGGCGGAGTTGATGCTTTGGAAAAAGCATTAAATAAAGCTGAAGGAAAAGCAGATGATACACAGAAAAAAGTTGTGAATGCTTTAAGTAAAGGAAAGTCAGGTGCTGGAACTGCTGCAACAGGCACAGGTGATTATTATACACAACAACTGGGTAAAGCATTATCTCCTGGAATACAAAACGCAAAGAATCAACTTCAATCTCTACAAAGTCAATATGAACAATTATACAATGCAGCAAAGAAAAAAATAACGTTTACGGTAGAAACAGTTAAAGTAAGTAAAGATAGATATGTTAGTAAGCAAAACATTGATGATATGTCTAGACCTGTTCTTACTGATGTTGCTCCAATGAGTGCAGATTCTATTGCAGCGTTGGCCGATACTAGTCAATATGCTTCTGTAGATACAGTGGACACAGCATTTGTAACGGGTGCAGCAATTAAATCTACATCTAAGGCAACAAATATTAATATTAGTGGTATCTCAAAAAAGATAGATAAGCTTATTGATACAGTTATGAATACTAACCTAACAATTAATCTACAACCTATGCAATTGGACGGAAATGTTGTTACAGATACTGTACAAGAAATTGTATCAATTCGAGATATGCTAAAAAATATAGGGAAAGGAGTAGCTTAGAATATGTATACATTACAATTCACACCTGAAAATCAACCATATACAATTTACAAAAATATTAGTAATTTGTTGAAGATAACTAGTGCTCCAATTATCCCTTTTTCGGAAGAAATTGTAGAAACATCAGAAATGGGAGACGGTACAACATCGTACCGTCACACTGGTGTTCTTAAAGATAAAACGATTGAGGTTGCTTGTAATTTTGTAGTTAAAAACAAAAAAGAAGCTAATGAAAGATTGTATGATATTAAAAAATATTTTGCAGGTGGAAAAGGATTATTAAAATTCCCAGATGAAGATTCTGACCATTTCTGGAAAGTGAAGAACATAGAATATAACATTTCGGAAAGATGGCATGGTTTCGCATTTTCATTGACTATCAAATTCACTGTTGATGGATATAGATATATTGATAAATATGCTAGGCCTATGCAGATTTCGGTATTTGACATTACATCAATTGTAAATCTTTACGAACCATCATATCCTACGTATAAATTCTATAACACATCAGAAAAGACTGGCTGGATTTCTATTACTTCACTTACTCATAACCGCAGTTTTAAAATATATCAACCGTTTGCTAAAAAATATAATTATTATCAACCGGGTAGCATTGATAATGCACTGGCTGTTAAATACATAGAAATAAATTCTGAAAATGCATATATGAAAACTGTTTATGAAAATGGATATTTCGAATATACGACATTAAAAACAGAAGGATCATTTGAAAATTTAAAAATTGAATATGGGTCAAACGATATAGTTATCAATACAGAAATTGGTTTGATTCGTACTGAAATATTCAGAAACTTTAAGGAGATTTGACAATGATACATTTATTTCTATCTAAAAAGAATACAACATATCAACAAATGATTGAGCGAAATGGAGATATTGTTCTTAAGAACTGTAAAAGCGCAAAAGCAACTTTTGAAAGAAACTCAATCTGGTATGTGGAAATTGAATTTCCGAAGAGTGAATTATTAGGAATGAAAATTTCAGAAGAATCTGTTTTTAAAGTAGATTTAAATTTTGAAAAATCGCAACTATTTAGAATAGTTTATTTTAAAGAAAATAGAATTTCTGATACTTATGTATGTTATGCAACGCATATATTCTTTGACTCTCAAAAAGAAATATTTGTATTTGATGATCGTACAGTGAATTCAACGTGGGATGGAGCTATTAAAACTGCCAATGATATTATCGAAAAATCAAAATCTAAATATCCGTATCATGTTTATGGTGATAGGTGGTACGAAGATTACAAAAATATAAAGCCAGAAGATGGTAGAGAAGTACATATTCACAATGCTTATAAAACTGATTTGTGTGTAGATGTTCCATCAGCAAACGAGGATATAGCTACACAATTGCAAATGTTTAAGGCTAACAATTCACCTGCTCAAACATTTGTTTTAAAAAATTTTTCGGATGAAATTAATGGAATTCATGAAATCTGGTCTTTTATGTCGATATGCTCATGCAGATGGATATGTGCTGAGAATTATGAAGATAAAAATTATTCTAAAATCGAAACATATTGGCTTAGAAATAATCCATCGAATACAAATATGCATTGGGAAGATTATTGGGGCCTTATCTATTTGCCAGAAGCTAATGGATATAAAATCGTTAGGCCAACTAACAAAAACTACAATTGGTGGCCAGGCGGTGATGGAAGCGGTTTAACGCAAGGAGTTAAAATACAACTATATTCACACGGAATAGGTAACAAATCACAAAGTCTTTGTTGGCAATTTGAGGATAAGGAATCAACACAGACAGCCTATTGGGTTCGTTATAATTTGATTCAATGTCTGTTTGGAAGTGAAGATAATTCTATGATGAATAGATGGCCGGAATGTGAAGAACATAGATATGTTGCGATGTTTGATAATTATGATTGTTATTTTGGCAAACCTAATGGTTATAAAGCAGCGTTAAAGCCGAAAGAGTTCTATGTTGGTTATAAAGAAATTGTTGACTACACAAAAAAAGTATCTATGGAAAATGTTGTTACTGGAATAATTCCAAAGGCTTATAATGGAAGAATTTTGCCAAATAACGAGATAGTTAAATCTAGTAAATGGGATGAGAATGAAATACACCGCATTGAAGTAAAAGAATATTCGGATGTTAAATTAATGGCTGATGATTCATCGGCCACAAAAGCTACGTTTGGCGTATTTAAAAATGAATCTAATTTGCAAGCATATTTAAGATACATAGCAGGAAAAGATTTAAAAAATGAATTGCAAAATTCGGATACGGAAACAACTATAAAATTTGAAAAATTATTTGGATCAAACATTCCTAATGCAAATCAATTAAAATTGAATGATGTTATTTATGTAGACACAAATAATTCAGGTAAAAGAGAAAGATTTTATTTAAATAAAATGACATATGATTTAATCAAAGAAATGCCAGATGAACTTACTCTTATATTGGAAACGGAGGTATAACATGGCAATTGTATATTCAAATGTAACTGTAAGCTTAACTAAGCAAACATCTGTACCTATAGTTGAAATGGTACAAGGTGATACAGGAAGAGGATTGGATGTATTTGTCAGTGACGATATTATCACTGACCAAGTAGCGTATACGGATGATAGCTTAACCGCTACGTTATGGGCTACTAAGCCTAGTGGATTAATGGTTAGTATGGATGCTACATCTGTATCTAGATTTCAAAATTCGAATGCTTACGAAATTAAATTTTCAGATCCAGAAATATTCCAACAGATTATTGCTGAGGTTGGCATAGTACAATGCCAAATCAATGTTCTGATGAGTGGTGAATTCGTAACGTCTGTTCCTATTAAAATTAATGTAATTGAAAATATGGCAATAGGGTTTGATTTGGAATCTAAAGAAGAATTTAGAAATGCTATTGAATTGATGGCAAAACAAAGAGAATACATCAGAGTTTTAGAAGATTATATTAGTCAATTTCAAGAACAGTTAAAATTGACTGTAAATGTGCGTTATGGAACAAGTGATCCTACTGTTTTATCAACGGACAAGCAAGGTGATATTTATATCAAATATAAGGAGTAGATTATGGGAGTTGTATGTGAATTAGATTACAACGAAACCGATTTTGATCTTGATGTCTTATTAGACAATTCGTCAATTATCGAAGATGGTCAACAACCGCCAGCGATAGATTATGATGTATCTGCATATTCTAATGTAGCGAATTTAGACTATAACCAATACTTGCGTGTTTCGTTTGATGTTTACAATGAACGATATGAAGGTGCCTATCCTAACTTAAGATACAAAGCTAATGTTCGCTTTAAGATTACAGGCCAATTCGCTATACAAGCGTATAATACAGTAAAATTTGGTGGATTAACATGGTCAGGATACATGAATTATGGATATTATACACAAGATACAGGGTGGATAAATATTCCAGGTGAAATAAATGAAGATATGGGTTGTTATAGACAATGGACATTCAAATATAATTGCAGTATAAGTGGATGGCCAAATTTAAGTGGAACGGCCAGTGTAACAACGCCTTTGATTTCAGTAGCTGAATTTGAAACATCCATATCTGATATTGATGTAGAATCTTTAGTTATCAACGGAAAATTAAAAAGCAATCCATACAATTTGTATTGTTTGAGGGTGTTCGCACAAGATAAAAAAGAATTTATATCAAACAATTTAAATGGATCTATAACTGTTGATGGATTAACGCAAAAAACACAGTATGAATATCATGTTGAGGTATGGAAAGCCAATTTAACTGGATCGTATGTAAGTCAAAAAATATTAACTGCGACTACATTGGAAAATTATCCTGAAATAAGTGTCGAAAGTGTTGATTTTGTGATAACAGAAGTTGATTCAGATTATGACAACGTAACACTTACTGTGCATACGTCAGATGATACTCATGTAAAATCTTGCACGTGGGGAACGCGTGGAAATTACAAAGTATCTGAAGGAACGAGTACCACATACAATAATCTGCCTAAAAACTTAGAATTTGACTTTGAAGTAACGATAGAAGATACACTTGGACGAACCAGCAAACCGTTTGAATTTAAATTTAACACAACATTCACTTATATGGAAGCGTGGGTATTTGTTGGCGGAGCATGGAAACGGGGGTATTCCATGGCTCTTGGAAGAATGAATAAACCAAAACTAGATAGTGGAATAAGTGCATATTCTTCTGGCGTAGGAAATAGAGATACTTATAACCTTGTTAGATTAAGTGCATATGATGGTTTGGAATGGCATCAAGCAATACCTTATAAGGAGGAATAAAGAATGGAAATTAAAAGAGATCATATTTTCATAAATCAAGGAGATACCATCTATACAGACATTTTAATTAAATATAAGAATGGGAAAGTATTTATTCCTGGTAAAAATGATTCTTTAGAATTCATTGTTTATAAAGATGGCAAAGAATATATCAGAATTCCTATTGATGAATCTTTGAAGGTAATTTGTCAAACGGATAATCTTTCTGTTGGTGTTTATAATTGGATGATTCATATAGATGTGAATGGAATTAAAGAAACCCCATTAAAAGGAGTACTTCAAGTGAAAGGAGATTAAAAAATGGATGGATTAAAAGCTACATTAAGTTTTGATATAGATGCACATGATTATGATGATGAGTATATTTATATTGATGCTATAACTAGAGAAATTGAAATTCAAAATCCAAATAAAGTGTTTGGTACTCAATATGATAAAGATTCTATGCTTATAAAATTTAAAGTTATAAATGCAGTTAGTGATGTTTTTAAAATGTCCGATTCTGTAATACGCATAAATTGGAAAGATTCGTCTAACAAAACAGGTACTACACTTGCTGTTAACAATAGAATTGTTGGAGATTCGCATGAATTTGATTGGATTGTGCCTGGAGAAGCTTTAAAAAATAAAGGACAACTGTTTTTTGTGGTAAAAGCTACAAAAACAAAAGAAGGAACAGATGAGATTGAAAAGATATGGGGTTCAAAACTAGCTCAAACTTTAGTGCCTGAAAGTATATATGTAAAAATTAGTACATTAACTCAATCTGAAAAAGATCAAGTGGCAGAGATGTTAATGCTTGTTGATTCTAAGGTTCAGCAAGCAAACACAACTTTAGAAAATAAAAAAAATGTGTATTTGAGTGAGCTGGTTGTGGAAGGTGATAAACAAGTTAAACGACTTGCGGATTTAGGTTTATATGTAGATGAAGAAGGATATATTGTTCAGGAGGTGGAAGAATAATGAGCAGAAAAAGAATTTTAACAGACGATACAGGACAAGAAATTGCAAAAGCTTTATCTGTAATTGCTCAAACAAATATCGCACATTCCAATATGGATTGGAATAGTGTTCAAGCAATCGTTGCAGATGGAACAGGAGAAAAGGCGTTCGCAATTGGTACGCAATTAATCGAGAAATGGACAGATACTGCAGATTCAAAAGAGTATGACATTCCATGGCAAGTAAACCATCATGAAAATGTGACGTTAGAAGATGGAGAAGTTGTTCCTGGAATGTGGATGCAGACTCATTATAGTATACCGTTTGAAATACAATTCTCACACCAAAGAGCGTTTTTGACTTGTCCAGATGGACTTAGTGCAGGAACGTATCATTTCGACTTTGCGAAAGCTTGGGGAACACATGTAAAACCTGGCATTAATTATCAATTTACATTGACTAAACCAGTTGAAAAAGGTGGAAGGTTAGCTGGATGTTATGGTGCACCAGATATCGCACCAACAAGTTGGAAAGTATATTCATATGGTAAAGACGGAATCACATTGAACGAAACAGTAAATATTAATGTAGGGTCTAGTGGAAAAAATATCGGAACAATCCCTTACGAAAAGCGAAACGGAAATATCAATTCAGTTCAAGAGATTGCTTATGGTTGGAACAGATGGAAAACATCCGCTCTGCGACAATGGTTAAATTCAAATAAACCAAAAGGACAATGGTGGAAACCTCAAGACCAATTTGATATATGTCCCAACCAATTAGCAAGCAAAGATGGGTTCTTGATGGGTATGCCAGAACAAATGTTGAACAGTTTGAAGAAAGTTAAGGTATCCACTTTCGCAAATACTGTAAATGATGAAGGCGTTGAAGATGTTACTTACGACTATGTTACATTACCTTCTTTAGGACAAATTTATGCGCAAACACAGATTGCAGGAGAAGGAGAGCCACATACATATTGGAAGCGAAGAAGTGGAAAATCAACACCTCAAGAATTGTATAAAGAAAACCCAAACATGATTACTTATTCTGTTGCTAACAAAACATCAGCTAAGAGTGCCCGTTTGCGTTCGGACAATCGTGGCGTTGCGAATTATACGTGGTATGTCACCCCTAGTGGCGACATCCGTGGCAGTTACGCTAGCAACGAGCATGCTTGCAGTCCGCTTGTTTGCATCGCATAGAAAGGAGCTTTTAAATGAAAATCAAACAACTAGAGACATCAATTGAAAAACAAGCTCAAGAGGAATATCAAGCTTCACAAGTACAAGCCACAAAAGATGAATTAGAGAATCAGAAATTCATCACTCAGTATGTAGCATGCATGGCAGGAATAGAGCTACCGGAGGAAGAAACGGAGGAAGACGAATATGTACAAAATCTTGAGTAATCAGAAGAAAAGAGTTATCGAAGGTAAATATGACAAAGACAGTTTCATTTTCTTAGTTAAGCAAGCTTATGAAAAAGGTAAAATCACGGAAGAACAGAAAAACGATCTGATTGAATTTGATGATGAGTGAGGTTAAAAATGAACGGTGAATATCTTAGTGTTATTATTTCTGCATGTATGCTTGTAATTGCATTTATTACGTATAATCGTGGCACACGCAAGATGGATGGAGAGCAAATATCCAATATGGCATTTTTGAAGAATGAATTGGAACATATTAAATCGGATTTAAGTGATATAAAGGATTCAATTTCAGAAATTAAAAAAGGAAGTAATTCAATGGAAGTGGAGCTTTCTCAAATAAAAGAACAAATAACTACTTTGTTTAAACGTGTAGAAGCGTTGGAGGATCGTAATAAAAATGGATATTAAAGATGCAAACAAGAAACTTCAGAATGTAGAAGAAAAAGTAGATAACATTTATGGCTTTTGCTCAAAATTAATTGATAGAAACTATAAAACAAGTAGAACGATTATTACGGTGTTAATCCTAGTAATTATTGTTCTTTATTCTACTATTGTTTGTCGTGGTTATTGGAGAGATGATCATGTGAATAATTGTTCTTGCGAAGCTAATTCAAACCAACGAATTTAATTAAGGCGGTGGTTTATATTAACAAAGCTAACAGATTAAAAGAGATACGTCCTAATGATGCATTAATACTTATCAAATCTGTTGGATTAAGAAAGAAATATGAGCAGGTTTTGATTATGAGATACGTATATGACATGTCATGTACTGAAATTGCAGATGCATTATGTGTGGAAGTACAAACCATAAGGAACAGAGTATGCAAAGCAAGAAAAATGTTCGATAAATATGTGAGCAATCCATAATGGTTGCTCATTTTATTTTGGGTATTTTATGAGTATTATTCGAGTATTAAATTATTTATTGCGTAACCATATAATTAAAGCGTAAAGAGGTGGTTGAAATGTATAACAATTATAATCCAGCACAAGCACGAATTGACAGTTTGATGCAGCAAAGACAAATGATAGATCAACAAATTCAGCAAGTACAACAATATGCAAATATTCCACCTATCAACATTAATAATCAGATTACACCACAACAACAAGGTAATTTTGATTTTAATGGAAAATGGGTGAACGATGAGCAGGAAGCTAGAAACTTTGCGAATGCAAATTTACCAACGATTTTATTTGATAACAATAAATCTATTTTTTATATGAAATCTTTGGATGGAACATTTAAAAAATTTAAATTTGAAGAAATCACGGAAGATAATTCTAACAGTATTGAAAATCGTGTAAATGGAATCGAAAAGAAATTAGATGATTTGATATGTGCATTAAGCAAACCACCAAAACAAGCTAATGAACAACCAAAGAAAGGAGCACAGACAAAATGAATCCTTTAAAAAGTATTATGGGAAATATGAATCCAATTAACATGATGAATATGGGAAATCCCCAACAAATGTTAATGAATATGCTATCACAGAAAAATCCACAAGCATTTCAACAATTTCAAATGCTTATGAACAGTGGCCAAAATCCACAAGCGATTTTAAATCAGATGATGGGTAATTTAAATCCCCAACAAAAACAACAACTTCAACAAATGGCAAAACAGTTTGGAATCAGGTAACAACGGATAAACCGTTATTATAAAAAGAAAGGAGAACATATATGATGGAAAACGGAATGGGAATTCAACCAACTTACAACTTAGCCGAAAGAAATGACGGCTTTGGAGACGGAGGAGGTTGGTGGATTTGGATCTTGCTGATCTTTGTATTATTTGGATATGGAGGATATGGCAACGGAAACCTAACAAATGATTCTTTATTAAATGAAGAATTCATTAAACGAGACATTTTTAACACAAACACAAATGTATCTCAAACAGGTTGTCAAACTCAACGTGATGTATTAGAAAGTCGCTATACTAATCAGTTAGGACTTCAAAACTTGCAGGCTCAACAACAAGAATGCTGCTGCAACACTCAACGAGCAATTGACAATGTAAATGCTCAAAGTTTCAAAAATACTTGTGACATTACAACAGCGATTCATTCAGAAGGTGAAGCAACACGTGCGTTGATCAATGCAAACACTATGCAAGAATTACGTGATCGTTTAGCTGATCGTGACCGTGATTTATTGACGGCTAATTTCCAATTAAGTCAACAGGCACAGTCAGCAAACATCATTAATACTTTGCAACCAACACCAAAACCAGCTTACATTACATGTTCACCATATTACGCTTATAACAACGGATGTGGATGTAATGGCTACAACAACTTATAATCTAGCACATATGTGATTAGGCAATTGCCTTTGGATTTAATGGGATAGTCAAAAGGCTATCCCTATTTTAATAGGAGGATAAAAAATGATTAATAGTATTGCTACGGCTGTTCAGACAGTCGATAATTCAAATAATGTATTGTTTCCTACAGATCGTGTAAGAAGCAAATCATGCCAGTGTCCATGTAAAGGATGGTTGGCACACGATCCAGGAAGTGGATTGTTTACACTAACAAAGCAAGGTATCTATGAAGTAACTTATACCGCTGATATTACGAGTGCAGCGGCAGGACAAGCTTCTCTAGTGCTTGAACAAAATGGAGAAGTAATTGGTGGAACACAATCTATTTATACTGTTGCAACTGCAAGTGCGTATGGAAATGTAAGTGGAGACACTCTAATTCAAGTTCCATGTGGTGCATCTTATACAATTGCATTAGCAAATAACAGTGGTTTAGACTTAACAGTCCAAAACGCAAATATCATCATTAAAAAGATTGCGTAGGTGAAAAATATGCACAAAGCAATGGAAGTTAATGAGAAGATAATGCATGAGTCAGCAAATATGTTAGAGAAACATGGTTATTCAGAATCTTATTTTCATGCATTGTCTCAAGCTTTGGATAATATTAAAGACATTGAAACGATAGAAGCAATGAGAAATAAATATCAAATTGAGATAGGAAAAGATGGAGTTTCAACTGTTGCAAGATTAAAAGAAGATAATGATGGATATAATATTCATGATCCAGAAACAGAAGATATTGTTTATAAGCTTGCAGAACATTTGAAAAAATATAAAGCGTTCAAAGAAGAATATGAGCGTACAAAAGGTGATATGGATTTAGAAAAGTCTCATCGTGAATTAGATAAGACTATGAAATGTATGCAACAAATCGTAACTATGATTCATGGATGCGTTGATTCAGATGAAGAAAAAACAATGATTAAGACACATATACGAGACATGTTTAATATGTATCAATAAGGCCGTTAAATACGGTCTTTTATTTTGTACAGTGTACAAACGATTTAAATACTATTATTAGGATAGGAGGTATTTGTAAATGAAAAAATATAGTAAAGAATGGTGGATTCAATATGGCTATTATGCAAGTATCAGAGCATTAAAGACGATTGCTCAAACTGCTGTTGGTGTTATTGGAGCATCTGCATTATTGGAATCCGTTGATTGGCGAGTTGTAATTTCGTCAGCGGTTTTGTCAGGCGTTGTTTCTTTATTAACAAGCGTTGGCGGATTGCCTGAAATTAGTGTACCAGAGGAGGAATAATGATGGATATTGTTAAAAATTTAGTTAGTTCAAGTTTATACTATTGTAAATGTCCTTATTCAATGAATCCGACACGTATTGTTGTTCATAACACTGCTAATGACGCTTCTGCTAGAAATGAAATTCAGTACATGATCAATAATCGTAATGAGGTTTCATACCACTATGCCGTTGACGATAAAGAAATTGTTCAAGGTATTCCCGAAAATCGTAACGCTTGGCATGCAGGAGACGGTGGAAATGGAGTAGGAAACAGACAAGGTATTGCTATTGAAATTTGCTACTCAAAATCAGGAGGTGCGAGATTCGATGCTGCTGAAGCCTTAGCTGCTAAATTCATTGCATCCAAATTAAAGGAAAAGGGATGGGGAATTGACAAAGTAACTAAGCACCAAGACTATAGCAATAAATATTGTCCACATCGTACTTTGGACAAAGGTTGGCAGAGATTCCTGAACATGATTCAAAAGGAATTAGGACAAACTACTACAAGTTCGCCAAGTGCTCCAAACTCTTCAAGTGGTGAAAAGTATTCTACAGGCACTCCAATTTGTACTAACACATTAAGCGTTAATTGCAACGGAACAGGTAAGGTTTATACAGGTGATTGGAGTGGTACGATTGGTAGAGTGATTAAAGGCGCTAAATATCCATATCGTGTTGACCGTAACGGAGTAGCGATTGGATGGACGAATGATACAGGTGTTGATACAGATCCTCATGTTCCTGGTGGAACTGCAACTCAATCAGTACAGACTGTATTAAATGGTATCCCTTCGGATTTCGTTAGAGAAAATGCTACATTCTATCCAAACACAACATTGAAGATTAGAAAAGCACCTACAGAAAAAGGAATTGACACAGGATTGTACTACACAAACGGAATGTCCGTTAGATACGACGGATACGTTAAGCGTGAAGGATTCGTATGGATTAGTTGGATTAGTGCGTCGAGTGGAGAACGTAGATGGATGAAAGCTGGTGTTTTAAACTCGAAAGGATACAACACTAATCCGTACGGAAGATTTGTTTAAAAATTTAATTTGCAAAAAAAGAATTAAATTTAAAAAAATGATTGACATAATATAGTTTATACTGTATTATCTTTCTTGCGTGAAGCAGTGAGGTACATTTTGGGGTACAAAACAACAAAGTACTATCAAAACACGCAGATAATGATGTAAATAACATCAAATATCAATAGATATGATGTATTTATATAATCCCCTCATCTGCTCCATTTAAAATTGAATATTGGTCCAGTGGTGTAGTGGTTAACATGCCTCCCTGTCACGGAGGAGATCGTGGGTTCGAGTCCCATCTGGACCGCCATTTAGAAATTGAAGTCATCTTTGGATGACTTTTTTTCTTTATATTGACTATTTTTTTGTTTCTTAGTTTAATAAACCT